TATTTTAATAACCTAGTACCAGCAATTTCTCTAACATCTTGCCACTCATAGGTCATGTATTGTTTCTTTTGTCTAAGTCTTTTCTCAATTTCAGCTTCAAAAGCTGCTTTAGCTTCCTCAGTTTGCTCTTGAGGTTGTTCTAAACCTTCAAGTAATATTTGCTCAATTAATTGTTGATAAGATTGTATTTGAGCTTTCTCTTTTTCACTAATAGCATCTTCATTATTAACTTTAAGATGGTAATCAAACCTTCTTTTAATTTCCTCACCTATTAAGGTCTTAATATAAGGGTTAATAATAGAGTGATTTAAAGGTCTTGCAGGAAAATGTACATCTTTTAGACCTAATGGGTTCATAATAAGCTCCATATCACTAGGATGTAGCTTACCAGCATATAAATCATAGTTAACCAGCTTAGAATACCTAGAATTTCTTGTATATTGGTTTTGATTCAATATTAAAGTTTCAGCAGCATCTACATTTTGCTTACGCCATTCCTCATTTTTAGATGATTCTGGTAATTTCTGGTTAGGAAAAGTAATATTTAAGTTGAACTTGTTCATATGAAAAATTATAATGTATTACTTATATGTAATTATCTATATTCATGACCAAAAGTAATTCCAGTAGGTATATAGCTATTGTTTGTATTTGTATATCTATTAAAAAAACTTCTAAATTTATCTTCTTCTTCCTCTTCTTCCTCAATAACTAACTTAATTCTATCTTCTTTAAGGATTAAAAGCATACCTAAGCTACTAACTCTATCAAAGTTACCATTTTCATTCCAATAAATTATCTCTTTTAACAAGGGAATACTAGGAATTGTATGTGTATTTGTGATACCTGACTCTTTATTGTAGGCTTGATCCATCATATAACTTCTAATTAGCTGTCTAGCGTATTTATTTACCTCTTTAGAAGCATTAGTACCTTTACTTGTGTTACCAGAATCCCTTATAATGGTGATAATTTGTTGATCTTTAAGGATTTTAGGGGTACTACATAGTAAATGCAAGCAATTTCTTTGCTCAAAGTAAGCAAATAGACCTTTTTTATTGTTTTCATAGTTAGCTACAGCGTTATAATACACTAATAACTTCCTACAAATCTCAAAAAACTCTTTAGCTGTTTGTGGTCTACCTGTATATTCAGCTACTATTCTACCTGTTAAGGAGTGCATAATAAATATACTACCTAATGAATCAGTACTAGACTGGTCATCATCATAAGGGTCAATCCCAGCTATATACATTCCAAAGGCAGGTTTATCAGTATAAGGTTGTTCAAAGATTTGAACACAACCTTCTTTATCATCATCAGCTTGTAAAGGAAATTTAACTATAGGTAACTTATCAGTTAACTTAAATTCTACACCAGTTTCAGTTTGTTTAAGATCAGCTGACCAATATGAATCAGTAATTATCTTATTAGACTCAAGCTCTGCTAATCTATCTTGTGCTAAATCAGTAGGAAATATATTATTACCTTTAACAAGGAATGCTTCCATTGTAGTGAGAGGATATTGGGTAATACTATCTCTAAAGGCTTTCATATCACCTTTCTTAGTTTCTCTATACTTTAATATAGATAGAGTAGCTAACTCTTGATTAGAGTTACCATCCTCATCAACCATAGGTGTTGATTTATTGTTGTTATTAGGATCTACGAAGTTACCAAACCTTTGTCTACTAGCAGGTAAAAACCAACCACATTTGCTACCAGTCTTTTCTTTATCCCATATATTATCAAAGGATAATAAGTTAAACTTTTCAGGATTATAAAACATTTCAGAGAACTGTAAAGATCCCTTGTCCATATCACCAGCTGTACCAAATAGAATAGGTAAACCAATCATATCATCACCATCTTTCCAGGTAGGTTCAGATATATTATAAGACTCTTTAATATTAGCAAATAAACCAGCTTCTTCAAATAAGAATATGTTAGCACTTAAACCAATTGAGGAGAAGGGATTATCTTGGAAAGTTAAACGTCTAATCTCAGAGTTATAACCAGCCCATTGTGGTACACCATCAATTACTTTCTGATGTCTAGCCATAACATGTTCCTTTGTATCAGGATTACGTGGCTTAAACCATACTGTACTTTTATTAAGAAAGTTTAATCCTTCTAATGCCATATTCATTGTGTTCTCAGATAACTTCTTTTCATAAGCACCTATAACACACTTAGCATCCTTGTAAAAATTATATTCATGGACTACTACAGCAGCATTCTTATAAGAAAACCCAGTACGTCTAGGCTTAGTCATAATAACACCTTTCTTTTGTTTTCTAGCTTCTTCTAATATAAGAAAATATTCTAAGTCGACATCAGTAAATTTAGGAAATATCTTTTTCTTTCTACCAGTAACAGGATCCTTACCTAAGATTGGAAAGAAGTTTAAATAGAAGTAGTATGGACCAGGTATCCATAGATTACCTATTTGATATCCATTTAAACATCTATTTACTTGCTCATCCCAAAACTCTTTATACTGATAAGTACCAGGTAAAGCTTTAGTATACATGTCATGAGTTTCAAAGAACTCTCTAGTTTCAAGAAATTGTTTAGTTCCTATTAACATCCGTATTCAGATTGAAAATTTTTAGTTTGTTTAGGATTTTTAGATTTTTTAGATCTAAATATTCTATTCATTATAGTCACTATTAACTTGTATATCACCACGGTTTCTGCTAGTTTGTTTTTCTACTTCTTTTTCAACAGCTTGTTGTAGCTTATCAAAATTACTTACAGCAGTTGATATGTTTTTATATACCTCTAACACTAACTTAATTGATTCATCATCAACACTAGTAGTTTCTAAATAAGTTGCTATATCATCTATTTTATTTTTAGCAGCTTGCATTAACCTTTGTAAAGGAGTTTCTTGTAACTGTTTATACTTAGTTAATGCGTTAGTAACTTTATCATTTATTTTATATTGAGGATCACCAAGCATATCTTGCTTAATAGAGTCATCCTTTTTATCTTTAGGATAGTTACTATAAGGAGAGTTATAATCTACTGTATGATAGATATAGGTAAAGGCTTTGAAAGCCTCTACCTTATCTTTACTTTTATCTGCTTTCCAAATAGCACTAAACTCTGGTATAGTTAGTATCTCTGGAGAAACAATTATATTATTATCCTTTTGTTGGAATATTCTCATAATTAATCATTATGACCTGATTCAATAGTACCAAAGTAAGCATCTTCTACAAGATCTTTATCTATAATAGTATAGATAGCAGACTTATATACTTGAGCATACTCAGTTTTAATATTATTTTGTTTAACAGTTAAAGGCATAACACTACCAGCTCCTAATACATAGTCACCTACTTTAATACTAGTAACATCATCAGCTACAGATACTACTCTAAATACACCTTGATATTTATTAACATCGGTATTCAATAAAATACCACTAGCAGTCTTAGTAGGCATTTCTAAGATAACTGTACCATTTAATGGGGTAATTCCTTTTAACTCGTTTTGTTTTGTTTCCATTCTATAATTTATTAATTGTTTATTTATAATTTATTAATCTATTGATTCTTCTAAGAATTTACCTAAAGGACATTTACTTGTTAAACTTCTAGTTTTAGTAGCTATAGGACATCCACAACCAGCATACTCATCTCCTTCTTTTCTTAGTTTATTTTTATAAGTAAAGTCTTTAACAACTTTACCTTTCTTTAAAGGACTACAAATTCCTAATACATTTAAAGGACATTCAGCACATATTAAAGCTCTAGATTTAGCAATATATTCTACCTTCTTATTAGGGAATATATAATTACCCCAACCTTCAACTATTTCAGTATAATTACTCATTGTACCACTCTTCTAATAAAGTTAGTAATTGTTCTTGTATTTCTTCATTCTTAGTTCTAATATTAATTATATTACCATAAGTAGTAATTTGTACAACGTACTCTAAATCAATTTCATCGTTTTCTAATTCAAGTCTATTTACAACACTAGATATATTAGTAACAAAATGCTTTTTACTAATCCAAGTACCTTTAGTAAGAAAGTTCTCATCCCTATTAGTAGTTATACCTAATACTTCATCATACTCATCATTAGATACATTTATATCAATATTCATAGTAACCTTAATCTTATTACCAGTTAAGATAATAATAGTAGGAGTAACATCGTTTACTTGTTCATCTTTATAAAACTTAGGATAAACAGATATAACTAACTTATCATCTTGCTTATCAATATCAATTGATTTATTCTTCATTTTCTAATTTTTTAAAATTATTAATATGTTCACCATTCTTTACCTTAGTAA